AGGGACTTAGTATTTAAAGTCCCTGATATTAAACTATTACCTGAAACAGACTTCTCACAATACGCTCCTGCTCCCTATGATCAATTATCCTTAGGTTCATGCACAGCAAATGGTATAGCCGGAGTCAATGAATTTCTAATGAAGAAACAGGGGTTGGTGCCATTCACAGCTTCCCGTCTGGCTATCTATTACAAGGAAAGAGAAATGGAAGGCACAATCAACACAGATGCCGGTGCTATAATAAGAGACGGAATTAAAGCTTGTAACAAGTTTGGAGTATTCCCTGAAACAGAATGGGTGTACGATGTTAAGAAGTTTAAGCTAAATCCCCCAAAAGAATGTTGGAAACAAGCCTTAAAACATAAGTTTCTTGAGTATTATGCTGTAGAATCAACAGTAAATTCGGTTAAAGCTTCATTATCGTTAGGATACCCTATAGTGTTCGGATTTCAGGTATATTCAAACTTTATGGATATAGGTTCCGACGGTGTGATGAAGATGCCAACAGGAACCAATGAGGGAGGACACTGCGTTTGGTTATTAGGAAACAGTGATAAGAAAGGGTGGTTTATATGTCAAAACAGTTGGGGACCAAATTGGGGAGATAACGGACGTTTCTACATGCCTTATGAATATCTCGAATACTGCAGTGATATGTGGACTCTTAGATTAGTAGAAAATTATAAATAAAAATATATGTGGATAAGAAGTTTAATTAAAGGAAAACTTGATTAGCATATTAAAGTTGAAATCCTTGTAGGGAATTTAAAGGACAACAAGGTATTGTAAATAATATATGTTTTGACCACTTCCTACCATATTGGATGATACCTTAGAAGTATATGGTTAGAAGATTAGATAGTTACACTTTCTTTGAAGATGTAAACCACAGTGAATATAATCGAGATCAATTGAAATTAGTAAAATAATGAAAAGAAGAATTATAGTATCGTTATTAGTATTATCTTCATATCTGTCATTTGGGCAGGTTAAAGGATACACAGTAGAAGCAACCAGCCTATTGAAGGCTGGTAATAATATCATCTGGAAGGGAGATACGATAAGAAAAGATTCTCTTATCTATGTTGACATTAAAACAGATTCAATCCGCTTTAAAAAGATCAATGGATTATTTACGAAGTGGTATTATTCTTCCAATCCTAACTTATTTAAACTCAAAACTGACAGTATAATCAAATCAGGCTATTCGACCAACTGGAAACTACAGCACAAAGTCGACAGTTTAACACTTCAATCAATAACAGATCGAGGAGCCACAACAACAAATGCAATTACGACTTCAGCTTTATATTGGACAAGTACTTCAGGACCATGGGTTGGTATCCTTAGAGAATATGGTAAATATGGCGGGAGTTATGGGGATATTTCATTCCGTAATACAAACAATTCATTCAATGGTGATTTATCAACAACGAGTATAACAGGGAATAGAGAGTACGAATTACCTAATAATTCAGGAACAATAGCACTCACAACAGATATACCCGATATTTCAGGCAAAGTTGACAAAGTAAGTGGCAAAGCATTATCGGATAATAATTTCACCGATGCAGACAGTACTAAACTATTAGGCATAAATTTATCTCTAAAAATAGATACGGTAACAAGGGGGCAAGCTAATGGAGTAGCTACTTTAGATAGTAACGCAAAAGTACCTATGTCTCAGATTAACGATGCTCTATTGGGTTCGGTTAAGTTTCAAACAACATGGTCGCCAGCAACTAACACGCCAACACTTCCAACGCCTTCATCTATAAATAAAGGGTTTTATTGGATAGCTTCAGATTCAGCTTACTATTCAGGTAAACTGTACAAGAACCTTGATATGATCGTTTCTGATGGTGTCAGTTGGCAGAAAATAGACAATAACAATAGATTAAATAGTGTATTTGGAAGGGTTGGCAACGTGATCGCTAATTCAGGAGATTATACGACTGATCAGGTAACAGAGGGAACAAATAAATATGACAAAACAGTTGCATTATCAAATGGTACTGGGATTTCAGTTTCAGGAACATATCCTAATTTTACTATCACTAATTCAAGTCCTTCAAGTGGTGGAACGGTTACTTCTATCTCAGGAGGCACAGGATTAACAGGAGGCACTATTACAGGATCAGGAACGCTTGCCATCGATACTGCTGTTGTGGCGAAGAAAAGTACAGTAGCAAGTATGTATCAACCCAAAGGATCTTACGCTCAAGATACAGCAGTAGTTCATAAGGCAGGAACTCAAACGATAACAGGGAAGAAAACATTCAGCCAGGATTTAACAGTTAATGGCTTAACTGTTGGTAAAGGCGCGGGTAGTGCTAATTTTACTACCGCGTTTGGTGAGGGTGCTTTAAGTAATAATAATGGAATTGGGAACTCTGGTTTTGGTTTTTATGCACTGAATAGTGTTAATAATAGTTTAACAGGTGTTTCCAATGATGCGTTTGGCGATTTTGCTTTAAGGAGTGTAGTTATTGGAGGTAGTAATTGCGCGTTTGGTGAGAATGCTCTTTATAATGTTTTAGGTCATAGGAATTCTGGTTTTGGAGATGACATTTTATATAATTTAATCCTTGGGTCAGATAATATTGCACTTGGAGGTAAGGCGGGTAATAATGCCAAAGGATTTACTAGTTTAGAGGTTTATTTAACTAAAAGTGATTCGTCCTTGTTTATTGGTAATCGTACTATTGCATTAAGGGATTCGTCTCATAATGAAATAGTAATAGGACATCGAGCGACTGGTCATGGTAGTAATACCGCTACATGGGGCAATACGTCTATTACGGATCATTATTTTACAGGTACTTTACACGGAGGCTCGTTTGTAAAGTCAGGCGGGATAAGTTCTCAATTTCTCAAAGCTGATGGATCAGTTGACGCATCAACCTATCTAACTTCACAAGTCTATCCCGGTGCCGGAATACCCCTTTCAACAGGTTCTGCATGGGGGACTTCAATTACTAATAATTCAGGTAACTGGAATACAGCTTATACTTATAGTCAAGTTGGGCATTTACCTTTAAGTGGAGGTACTTTGACAGGGGTAACAGATTTAGGATATGGAACACAATTTAATGTAGGTATTAATCAGAATAGTGCATCTGCATTGGGAATTTCAAATCAAAACGCAGGCTCATCCGCAACGGCTAATTTATATTTAGGCACATATGGTAATAGTTGGGGAATAAAAACAGGTTCAACAGCAAACAATGGAAATAAACTTGAATTTTTTTTAGATAGGTCATCTCCTGTAACTAAGATGACTTTAGGTGTAAGTGGAAATCTATCTATCCCTTCCACCACCGCTTCCACTTCAACCACTACTGGAGCCTTAGTAGTAGGGGGAGGGTTAGGAGTTGCAGGGGCGATTAATGCAGGGGGAAGCGTTACAGCAGCAGGAGCTATTACAGCACCGATCGGTAATTTTACATCTTCTGATGATAATGCACTAAATTTATATAGAACAGTAAATAACACTAATTATGGCATTTCTAGTCATTACTTTTTAAATAATTCGTTAAATGTAAAAAAAGAATATGCATTTAATGATGGTGCGATAGAAAGTAATACTGCTGGGGCCGAAAATGGATCTTATTCAATATATACATCAACGGCAGGAAGTTTAACTGAAAAGTTACATATTGCATCAACAGGCTTAATAACAATTAATACTCTTACAGCAGCAGGAGCTATTACAGCTCCTAACTTTATTAAATCAGGAGGCACTTCTGCTCAATATCTTCTTGCTGATGGATCAACAACTACTACTTCAGGAGCTGTATATAAAGGTCAGGTAAACGGCTCAACAGGATCAGGATTGGCAGACGGTACAGGAACAACAGGATGGTACTATGCCTGTTCAACGGCAGGGACGCATAATTACGGCAGTGGCAATATCACTTTAGCAGTAGGGGATCAACTTTATTATAACGGTACGATTTGGATTTGGGTTCCGGGTGCAGGAGCTTATACTTTGCCTATTGCGACAGGAAGCGTTTTAGGAGGGGTGAAAAGTAGTGCATCGGTCGCAGTTGATGGTAGTGGTATAATGAGTGTTTCGACTGCCTATGATGCTTCAGGTGCAGCGGCAGCAATAACCCCTACCACTTTAGGACTTGTAATTGGAACAAACGTCTTAGCACAAAGAACATTTGGTACAGCCGCCAATAGTGCAACTGGTGATTTTGTAGCAGCAAGAAGTTTTGGTAGTGCTGCAAATAATAATACAGGTGACTTTGAAGTACCATTGACTTTCTCAACAGGATTAACACGCACAGGGAATACCATTACTAATAATATTACCCAATATACTGATGCAATGGCAGACAGTCGGGTAACGGCAGGAATCGCAGGAAAAGAAAATACGATTTCCACAGGTTCAACATCTCAATATTGGAGAGGTGATAAAAGTTGGCAGACATTACCAACAACGCTCCCTGCAAGTGATGTGTATAGCTGGGCAAAAGCAAGCACGAAGCCTGCTTATACTTATAGTGAAGTAGGTGCCCAGGTTGCAGGAACCTATTCAACGGATATACACAGCAACATAACAGCTTTAAATGCCGTATCAGGAACTAATACAGGCGATCAGGATTTGAGCGGCAAAGTGGATAAAGTTACCGGTAAAGGCTTATCGACAAATGACTACACCACAGCTGAGGCAATAAAACTTGCAGCAATCACAGGTACTAATACAGGCGATCAGACTAATATATCAGGAACAGCCGCTTTTGCTACCGCATTAGCAACAGAAAGGCTAATTAACGGGGTGAATTTTGATGGGACAAGCGATATAACGATAACAGCAGAACCGGCTAATCCTATCAATAATCATCAAGAAACTGAAGGTACGACTGACATAACAGGGTCTACTTCGGAAATTGCTATGACGGGTATGACAACTACATATACTCCAAAAGGTCAGCACGCTCTTGTAATGTTTTGTGCACCTTTTACTGTCACTGCAAATTCACAAGGTGTGACTCTATATGTTAGAATTCAACAAACCGGTTATTATCCTGTTGAATATACAGGCACTTCCGATCATATTTTTACAGATACGCAATCTGTTTCTTTTCAGAAAATGCTGGGTTTATATGCAGGCTTATCGACAACTATAAGTATATGGTGGATTTCCTCCTCCTCTGTACATCAGAATGGGGCAACAATGTCCGCAAGAAGATTGACAATATTAGATTTACCATAAATATATAAACATGAAAACACTTTTTACACTTTTATTTCTCGTTTGTGGCTTTGTAGCTTTCGCTCAGTCACCAATTAACGTAAATCTTCGCAAACTCAGTGATTCAGTTATGATCTATACTGTTCGGGACACAGCAACAAGATCAGTAACTTTTAAAGCAAAGGATTTGCTCAAACAGCGGGCAGCAATTATGGCCTCGAAAATGGACTTCGTTAAGGCTCGTAATGTTGAGATAGCACAGATTGACAGCTTGCTTGTAAAATTCAAAATATTGAACATTAAACAATAGTATTAATTTTAAAAACAAAAGTATCATGAGTTGGATCAAAAAGTTTTGGAATTCGTTGACTTCACTGTTTATAAAGATAGAGAACGCAGTTGAGGTCTTGTATAAGAGTTTGGATGATGAGGCAAAAATTTTGCTTCCTGTCGCTATCAACATTGCACAATCAGTGAAGAAGTTTATGGACAGTCCAGCAGATGATTTCTGTTTGTTCATATTTGAAGCAGCCACAGCCGGTATGATTAATCCATTGGCTATTCAGAAGGTACATGACACTATTGAAAAGCTATTACCTACTATTATAGCTGATCTTACAATGGCTGAAGCAATAGTTGAAATGTCAAATACAAATGAACAAGTAAAAGCAATATTAGCTAAGGTTAAATTAAGTAGTAAACCAGCACAGGATAATTTCTTCAGAGGATTGTCAAATATGTTAGCAGATGATTTTGTAGACGGTAAATTAAGTTCAGGAGAATTGGTTGACCTTGTCCAGTATGTATTTGATAACAAAATTGAGATAACAACAGCATGCGGAATAAAGCTTGTAAAATAGGCGATGGAGATGAGTTTGAACCTGTAAAGCACAAGATAACTATCTCTATACCATTTTGGTTGATAGCTAAGTTGTATAAAAAGGTTGTTAGCTTATTTAAAAAGAATAAAGGGGGGAGGGCAAGCAACCTTCCTCTAATTCTATTGAATGAAAGAAAAATATCAAATAATTTTTTTATTCCATAAATTTAATTTATATTTAAAACTTTAAATCGACGAGAATTAAATTTTATCACAATGATAAGAATAACAAAACAGGAATTCGATACATTCAAAAGACGTAAGGATCCTGAAGTATTTACAGAAGCACAAATAAACAGCTGGGTATTAGCTCATCAGGAAACAATACAGAAGTCTGAAGTGGACGAACTGAACGACATTGAGAAAGCAGAAGTACAGGCATTCAATGATGAGTTCTCCAGCTTTATGAAGGTTGAAGTAGTTGGTCTGTCCGATGACCTGTTAAGAAAGGGTCTGAAATATGAAACTTTCTATGTCCGTGAACAACAGGTTGAATGGAACAATGAAATCATCAAGAGTGAAGATGGTAAGGATGAAACCATTGTAAAGGGTGTTTACAAAGACACTCATCAGAACCGGAAAGCTGGAAGAGTTGGATCCCAGTACGGAGGTAAGAAAGCTGAAGAGGATGAAGATCAGAAAATGATTAAACGTGAGAATGAAAATTCTAAAAATTCTGGAGATACGATTCATCATAAAGACGGAACTAAAACAATAGTTCATAGCCACAAAGAGATGATGGATGTATTAAATAAGGAAGATGAACCTGAAGAGAAGAAAGAAGATCAATCAATTATAAATTTGAATAAGAAATTAAAACACTTGAACGAACAGTTGAAAGATGCTCAAGAAAATAAAGAACCTGAAGATGATATTAAGCATCAAATTCGTATGACAGAGTATAAATTATCGGAAATTGAGAAAAGAGAAGAAACTTTGAGAAGAAAAGGAATGAATTAATTTAAAAACACAATATAAAAAGATGAAAAGTTACATTTTTACAGACGCAGCAAAAACATGGTGGGCACAATACCGTTGCGACGGTATGTTGAATAGCGACAACCAGACAGTTCTTCAGATCAGAAGTCAGAACGTAGCAGGAGCTATAAGCAACACAGATCTCGATGACGCTATGACAGCCTTAGGATTACCTAACCATGTAGGATACCGGTTTACAGAGGTCGAATTTAAGGCATTGGCAGTAGCTATCAATTTGAACCTGACTAAAGCTTATCAGGATACAAATGACGTAGCAACTTATACTGCATTGACAGTTGTTGCTGCTCCTTCAAATATAGTATTAGCTGTAGGGAGTGCAACTCCGGTAGGTGATGTCACTAATGTTGCTATTCCTGATGCAGGAGGTATAGATATGACTGGAGCGGTAATAGGTTGGGTAGATGCAACAGCGAATAAGGTTAAAATAACAGTTACTAATGCTGCAAGCACAGCTTCAACTATAACTGTAAACGGTGTGGCATATACAAGTGGGGCAGACTTAGCATTAGCAGATACAACCACTTTGACTGTAGTTATCACAACTACAAGAGCAGGGTATTTCACAACTGTTAGGACTTTGGTAATTTCAGTATCAGCATAATTTTGTTTTTTCATAATTTAGGTTTTAAGTTTAGTTAGTTTGACAAGTAATTCCAACCCTGTAGTAATATGGGGTTGGTTTTCAAAAATTGAAAGAAATCCCAACATACATATATTAATGTCTGAAGAAACAAAGCTAAGTCCAAAGCAGTATGATGAGATGATGGCTAAGTTAGAGATTGAAAAATCATTAGCTTTACAAGATTCTCTTAATTCAAAAGATCCAAATGAGATATTAAAGGCAGCTACATACCTTCAGAACGAAAAAAGTAAAGTTGAAGCAGGTATGATGCGGGCATTTATGTTCGATCCATACGATGCCTCATTCTCAGGAAATGGTTACCGGAAAGATGCTAAGAAGGTATCTTTTGAAGTTTTAAAGAAGATGGGTAACCTTCATATAGCAAAGATGGTCAAGAAGACACGAATTGACCAGATTAAGAACTTCCTAAAGTTCACATTAGACCCACAGAAAGAAGGGTTCACCATACAGCGTAAAATTGGTATATTTGAGGAGCGTGGCAAGGAAGTAGCCAAAGAGGACAAGAAGGCTATAGAATTTATTGTGAAGTTCCTTGAGAACAGTAAGGCACCTGTAGAAAGTACTGATGGTAAAAAGAAGTTTGATACCTCAAAGTGGGATATATATGATGATCTTGATGAAATGGTGTCAATGATTGTTGAGGACAGCCTCACCTATGACCAAATATCGATTGAATTACAGCGCAACCGGAGATTTGACCTTGTAAGTTACAAGGCTGTTGATGCATCTACTATAAGATTATTGGACACTATTGACCAACGTTATTGGGAAGACGGTGAAAAGAAATACGACCTTGTCAACGGATTCCTACCACGCTATGCACAGGTATGGGGAACTGAGATTCAGAAGAACCCATTCACACGTGAGCAGATTGTTTATTATCCTTGGGAATTAGCTTGGGCAACACGAAACAAGAGCACAGATATATATCTGAACGGTTACGGTAATTCAGAGCTTGAAACACTCGTAAACATAGTGACTTGGATCCTTTACGGATTCGAATACAATGGTAACTTCTTTAAACAGGGAAGTAACCCAAAAGGTATCATGAATATCAAGTCAGGGGTATCAGGGCAAGCACAGCTGGATGACTTCAGACAGATATTCCGACAGATGATAACCGGAAGCCAGAACAGTTCCAAGATACCTGTATTTGAGGGTATCGATATGGAATGGATTGACCTACAACAGACGAACAAAGAAATGGAGTTCCAGAAGTGGTTGGAGTTCCTGATTGTTATGTTCTGTGCCGTCTATACAATTGACCCATCAGAGTTAGGATTTAACTTCCAGATGGCTAAGCAAATGTTTGGTCAGGATGGTCAGAAAGAACGTTTAGACCACAGCCGGAACAAGGGGTTAAAACCACTAATGATGTTCCTCCAAAAGGTATTGTCAAAGTATATAGTAAGTGAGATTAATCCTGACTTTGAATTCGTGTTTACCGGTATTGATTTAGAAGACGAAGAAGCTAAAATAAAGAACATAGATGCAGCATTAAAGGCAGGTATTACAAGCTTCGAAAAACAGTTTGAGGCATTCGAAGGCGAGAAGTATAATGAGAAGAAGCACACAATCCTGAATTCAGTGTTCCAACAGGCTCAGATGGCTAAACAGTACGGTGGGCAACAAAGTAATGAAGCTGTAGACCAAGAGACAGGGGAAGCTGGAAGCGGTGCTCCTAATCCGTTTGATGAATTTAGTGAGGGCATGGAAAGCAACCCAATCTTGAGGGAATCAATGAAATATTTACGGGAGCAATTAGGAGTAGAATAATAGTAGATTCCCTACTGATTATAAGAAAGATTCTTCAGTAGCTAATTATATTTACAATGATATATTAAAATTTGAAGGAATTAAAATAGATAAAGTCAAATTTCACACTTATGCTGATTAAATGAACAAAACAACCATAACCGTAATTGTTATCCTTCTATCATTATTCACTTATTTAAGCATAGCTAATCGTCTTAATTATAAGAAGTCAATAACAACATTAACCCGACAAAAGGATTCATTACAGAGCCTTATTCTGAACCGAGATAGTCTTGTTCTTAATACATTAAAAGAACTAAACAAAACAGATTCACTATACATTAATCTTTACTTCGACAAACAGTTACTAGAAAAGACAATTCAAAACAAAAATGAAAAGAATAACTCTTATATTAGGAACCTTGGTATTGATGGCAATATCCAGCTACTCACAAAATATTTATCCGAAAAAACTTGTTATCAATAATGACACTATTGCAGCATTCTCTTGTGCAGAAGTAAGAGATATAAACTGCATGATAAGTGAGCGACAGGTGTATAAGGACCAACTCGACACAGCTATTGTATACATTGGCAACGAGGAGCAAAAGTATAAGTTACTATTGAAGGATAAGAACCTGATAACAGCCTTACAAAAAGAATCTTTAGCTCTTTGCAAAGGAGAAAATGATTTAAAGGATATCAAGTTATTAACCTTACAAGGGGAATTAGTAATTCAAAAGAATAAGCATAAAAGAACAATCTGGACTATCATAATTGTAGCACTTACCCTATCATTATTAAAATGAGCGAGAAAATTGACTTCAAGAAACTGAAGCCGGTAAATTACCAACCAAAGATGCAAGATCCTTTACGTTTCCCTAAAGTTCAGGGACCAATGGAACAGGAGATGAAAGATATATACGATTTAGAATTAAATAGAATGCTGATAGATGTGACAAGGTATATTGCCGACGCTATCAGAAGACCGACGTAATTCAATATCACTATGAATGGCTTACTCAGAAACGAAGTTAAACGAAATAAAAACATTAGTAGATAAAGTTGGTAAAGAAGAAGCAGCAACAGTATTAGGTATAAGTACAGAAACAATTAGAAAATACCTAAGCTATTTGAAAAATGGTAAATTCACTGAACAAGAGGTAAAATCAGAATTAGTTCTCAATGGTTCATTAAAGAAAATCAGCGAGATATACACTCCTGATGAGTTGAGAGCTATAGCTAACGGTGGTAGGATACTCCCAGGAATAGAGAAAGTCCCAATAATAAGTTTCGAGGGGCAACACATACGTATTGGGGTTATAACTGATACACATATAGGGCATCAAAAATTCAGTGAGAATAGGTTATTTCAAGCATTCGATGAATTCAAGAAACAGAATGTAGATTTCATAACTCATTCAGGTGATGTAACAGAGGGGATGAGTCACCGTCCAGGACATATTTACGAGTTGGACCATTTGGGTTATGAAGCTCAAAAAGAATACGCAATAAAACTGTTTGGGCAATGGACATATTCACCAATTTATGCTATTGACGGAAATCATGACCGTTGGTACATTAAAAGTAATGGAGCATTAATTGTCAAGGACATTGACAGAGCTTTACCAAACTTCCATTTCATTGGACATGATGAAGGGGATATATCTTTAAAGGGCAAAGCAACTCTAAAGCTGTGGCACGGTGAAGACGGAAACAGTTATGCTCTAAGTTACCGGTTACAGAAGCTCATCGAATCATTAAGCGGTGGAGAGAAGCCAGATGCACTGATTGCAGGTCATACTCATAAAATGGTTTATATATTTGAACGAAATGTGCATACAATGTCATGCGGAAGTATTTGTGCTCAAACAAGTTGGATGCGTGGAAAAAAAATTGCAGCGCACGTCGGATTCAATATAATAGATATATGGGTTGGAGAGAAAGGTATATCGAAGTTTCAGAATTGTTGGTATCCGTTTTATTGTTAAAAATTAATAGCTATGAAAAAACTTGAGAGGTGTGACAGGGTAATGGTGATTGATGATTCCATCAGAGGAACAGTCCGTAAGGTAATAAAGAAGAAATTCTTGTTTTGGACTTATGCAGTAAAGTATTTGGTAAGGTTGGATAATTGTAAATTGCAGGAATTTAAAGGATACGAGTTAGAAAAGAAATGAGCAAGAGTTACAAGAAACAGCCTCCTAAAGACAAGAACAGGACGTTCAAGAAAACGAAAGGCAGGGAGGCACATAATTATAACAGTTTACGAGGAACTGTCTTTGACGATCAGAGTACATTCATAAAACAAATAAATAAGCAGTGACATTTACACCGGAACAACTACAAGAGATTCTTAATATAGTTGAATACCATCACTTGTTTGCAATATCGACAAGTTTTGGTACTTCAATGTTATCCCCAGATGACATAACCTTATTAGCTTCATTTGGGGTCGATATAAGCTTAATTTCAGGGGAATTTACCCTATATGATAAGATGTTCTTATTTGGTAGATTGACGGGAGTTTTAAAGGATAAACAGGCAAAACAGGTTGAGTACCCTGATTTTCTAAAATTCATAAAAGAAGGGCAGTATATCCCCTTGTCAACACGTGAGAAATTCGAATTAGACGTTGCTAAGCGTAAAACGTATGTTCATCTAAAGGGATTAAGAGAAAGGGCAAAATCTGAGGTAGAAACAATATTCTTGGACAAGTCCACCTATGAAAGTACAATCAAGGAAGAGTTAGCCACAGGGGTAGAAAAAAGAAAATCAGCAAGTACCATAGTCAGTGACCTCGGACATAAGTTTGGGACATTCAAGCATGACTGGGGAAGGATTGTTGAAACAGAAATGAACAACATATTTCTGGAGGGGTTGGCAATGGAAATGTCAAAGGACGGCAGTGATCCAGATGTATGGAAAGAGGTCTACAAGGGTGCATGCCGTCATTGTTTGGCAAAGTATTTGACTAATGGAGTTGGGAGTGAACCACGAGTATTTAAGCTAAGCCAATTAATCAGTAACGGCACAAATATCGGTAAAAAAGTAGCAGATTGGCTGCCAACATTATGTTCATTACACCCATTTTGTAGGTGTTTTTTAAGAAAGAAACAGAAGGGTAATGTATGGTCAGATGAGAATCAAAGATTTGAGATACCTAAGAACTGGGTCAGAACAGTGGAACGCAAGTCCAAAGTAAAAATTACCGTAGGAGATAAATATTTTGAAGTATAGTTTTAGATTTCAATAAACTTTATTTATATTTAACCTTTTAAATACTGTGACAAATGAGCAATATCACAAATTATGATTGATTACCTTATTACCTTAAAGGATACAATTAAACCATTTCAAAATACTATTACTTCAGCAGGAGCTGCTGTTACAGGAAGTTTATTAGGCATGTTTAATATTTATTTACAAATGGGTGCATATTTAGTAGCAATACTCGCTGGACTTGTAGCGATTTACAATGGTACAAGAGGGTGGCACCGAAATAGTAAAGATAGTTTAAAATAATAAAGATATGAAATTTTCACCACAATTTTGGCTAAATGCACAGGACTGTATCAAAGGAGCTATAATGGCAGCCGGAGGAGCCGTATATGCTATACTTGGACCATGTATATTGAAATGGGATTTTATAGCCGTTGATTGGACAAATGTTTGGCATATAGCATTAGGGACAGGATTAGTATACTTATTTAATAAGTTCTTCAGCGGTGTACCTAAAACAGTTGAGATTGATCCACAGAAAACAACCGTAATAGAAAAACCACAATAAGATATAAATGTTTAACGAAATAAGACAATTCTTAGGATTAGAATCGGTTGAGGAAAAACTTGACCGATTTGACGATATTAAGAAGTCATACACAGCGCAGGGAAATGAACTTGATGAGTTAGCTAAGGACTTCTTCATTGAGAAGAGTTATTTTGACCAGCGTATGAAAGATCCTGATAATGTAGCCATACAGGACAGGATAAAAGCCAAATGGGAATTGTTCCTAAAAGCTCACAAAGATAATATCCGGAAAGCTAAGAAACAGTTTGACAGCCTGAAGAACCAAAAGGACAAACTTGAAAAGGGGTTAATCACTGAACAACAGTTGCGGGACAGAGTTAAATCTGACGGTAGGACTCCTGAAGAAATTTTAGGGGATACAGCCGATAACAAGAAATTAACAGCTTACTCAAAAATTAAGAAATCTTACCAGAACAGGTCAATCTCACTTGACTCTTTCAATACAATCATAAAGGGTATAACAAAGGAAGAGAAGACTAAGTATGCTGACTTCATTCTGTTTAATGAGAATGGAGAGATTCTACTGTTAAAGCGTAGTCAATGGGAAGATGCTAATCAGGGTGCATGGGTTATCCCTGGAGGTCATGTTGATCCAGGTGAGGATTTCGAAACTGCCGCAATAAGAGAGCTAAGAGAAGAATCCGGTTACAATGTAGACAAGTGCGAGAACTGTGGGAGCTATGAAGACGATAAATGTCATATTGAATATTTCTCTGCAAATATAAACACGAAAGATCAACTCCTATTATTGGATTGGATGGAAGCTCGTGATTATAAATGGATACCCTTAGATGAGGTTAAAGAGGAAGAAATGGTATTTAATATGCGTCAAAACATAATGAAAATACTTGGTCTCGTTAATACCCATAAGGAGATCATTAAGAAAGCAATATTAGCTGGATTAATTGATATTAATGATATCAGTAAAGCTGTAGGAAGAGTTCATTTAGTAGCCAAAAAGAAGCTTATAACAAGGGACGGGAAAACGTTCCTAACAACAGTTTGGGTAAATCCAAAAACAGGTGAAGAAGATGAGGATAATGGTTATAACGCATCAATAGACAAAGTTTTATCTGATTTAAAACTTTCTCAATCCATTTTTAGTAATAGTCGTTTTGCAGAAACAAAGCATTCTAAGAAGAATAGTTCATCTTTGAGATTAGCAATAGGAAATAAGGATTTCGAGCATTTATTTAATTTATATGCTTATACCACATCATTTTATGAAGCAAATGAGGCAAGGAAGTCATATAAATCAGATGAGGAATTCAAAAAATTTGTTGATGCAATTTCTAAAGAAGTTGATTTCCCCATATTTAGAGGGGTATATTCCCATATAAAGGAATACCAAGTTGGTGGTATAATTTCTTTAGGAGATATGAGTTCTACTTCAAAGAGAGAAAATTATTACAAAGAATATTTCCATCAGGGTAATATTGATAAAGGTGATGAACCTGTTTACCTGAAAATAATTGGAGGTAAAAAGGCAATAGATTTATCCAATTTTTCTGATTTTGAAGGGCAAAAAGAAGTTTTAATACCAAAGGGCAGTGAATATAAAATTGAAAGTATTGAAGAATTAGAATTTGAACATTACACAGGTAAAATGAAATTAAAGATGTTGACAATATCTTTAATTGATAAAGGAGAGAATGATATAGTTAAATCAATCCTTGATACTTCAGAATCTGATAAAATAATAGAAGAAATAGCCAATATAAAACAATCAGATTTTGACAAGGCTATTGAGACAGACATCGAGAAATTCCTTAATGAGAATAAATAAATGGAAGACAGTTTAAAACAATATCGGAAAGCTAAGGCAGATTTGCTGATGAAGGCATTCGAAAGTGATATTTTATCGAAGGAAGATTTTATGAAAGCTTTGAAGAATTTGAGCCACCTAATCCCAAAGAAGGTTCAGGTAAAAGGTAAAGACGGTGTAATGCATCAGGCTATACGTTGGATAAATCCCGACACGGGAGATTCTGAACAATTCAACACAAAAATAAAAGTAAGAGCCTTAGTCCCGAGAGCTGATTCAATTGAAGCCTCTGTAGAAAGGATATTAGGCAGTGATGTTGGTCCGATTGATAAAATAAGGAACTTAGTCAACTTAGGTATTTATGACAAGAAATTGCTCACCTTATTAACCGGAGCAGGGTTCACACGTGTCAACTACGTAGTTGCTGAGGAAACAGAAATAGATACTAATAAGCTACCTATAGCTGAACTTGAAAAATTAAAGGATGCCATCAGAGCTGAACAGAAAATAAGCGATACTGCAGAAGGGCGTGAAGATGCTGTATTGGTAGGACGTGATTATCCTCTTGAAGAAATTTGGGAAGACTACGAAAACAACTTGGAAGCGGTTATACTTGGGCAACACAAATTTGCCGTAGGGTACGGTTCCGGTGGTGTAGGTAAAACATACACGTTCGATCAGATGTCTAAGAACATGGAACTGCGTAGGTATATAAAAGAGATATTGCCAACTAAGGACCAATACGATTATGTTGTTATAAAGGGTCGTATCACAGCCACTCAGGTATATGCAGAAATGTACCGTCACAGAGACAAGCTGATTGTATTCGACGATTGTGACAGCTTCTTAAAATTGGAAGAAGTTCAGGGATTCCTAAAGGGTGGTTTGGACACTGGTGAAGATACTTATATTGACAACCTAAGCGGAGCCACTATTTACAATGTTCAGGGAGACAAAGAATCAGGACGTATACCTAATTCATTCCTTTTCAAAGGCAGGGTAATTGCTATAACAAACCTTACAACAAAGGACATTGAACCGGCAGTCAGGTCAAGAGCATTATGTAGCAACCTTACTATGACAGTTGATGAAACGATGGAAAAGCTTGGTAAGATAAAATATAAGATTAAATCTTATACTGCTGATAAGGCTACAGAAATAGAGGTTGATAACAAGTTCAAGGATTTAGCTTACGATGTTCTTACTCAACATAAAGATCGTATTGGTACAGCTATAAATACTCGTATGTTTGGTAGTGCTGCACTTCAGGCTATGTGGGGAGAAGCTAAAGGATATGATGAAGCTCGTCTGAAGAGAATTATCCTAAACAGTTATTTGAATTCTATGACATCGGATGCATTGGATAAATCAGGTAAAAAATAAGAAACTATGATAAGCACATTAAACGGATTTGACATAGGGGCAGCCTCCACAGAAAGGTTAGAACAACTCTTGAAGATGGAATTGTACATTGATATCGACAGCAAGTTCGCTGAGGAAATAATTGATGAGTTAGAGGACAGAATCACAAATAATTTAGTATAATGGCAAAGGAGTGTCCAACGGGAACCGTACACGAATGGTCTTCAGGATGGGTGATAAAGGCATCAGATCCTATACCACCATATTTTAGCGGTTGGCTCCCGCTTAAAACGTCAGATGAATTGGAAAGAGTTGGCAGAGAATGTGACGCAGAAGCTAAAGCGGTTCAGTCAATGAAACTTCCTATAAATGGGGAAAAATTCCTCGACCATAGTATTGATGAGTTTTTAGATGAGGACGGAGAGAAGCCATTTGTAGCTGATAATTTCAAACAGTATGATGGGTATTATGGAGCTGGACGATATTCCTTTAGGAATGAATTCTCCCGTCTGTTTATGAATAATACTATGAAGTTGGCTTCATTTATTGCTAATGCATTATGTGATGCTAATGACAGTAGGGGAGGAGACAAGCATAATGATTTATTGAGTAATGATGAAAAGAAAGAAATAAGAGCACGAGCACGGTTAGAATTCAAAGAAGACGATAACAATTTCACAGTAGCTAAAGCGGAGAAGCTACAGAAAATAATCAGTAGGACATCCGTACAGGTTAAAGAGGGATTGACATTCAAGGATGACCACAAGCGTGAGGTATACGAAGCCTTCAAAATAGTAGCTGACAGTTTACCCGAGGATTACCTTAAGATAAGAGAAAAGCGGAAACAGATGAATGATTCTATAGCAATTATAGATTCTGAGTTTGCTGACAACTGGGGTGTAAGGGAAAGTTGCAAGGATTATATAAAGAAGAAATTTTCTGAATATGTTAAGAAATATTCGGACCAGATAGCTAAGGATTCACTTGATGAGCAGATGGAGCATTATGGTGTCACTATTGACATGCCTACGGACGAATTCTACAGCAAAATATACGAAAAGATTAATCCTACTGACGACGAATATAATGACTTTAAAGAGCTAATTTACCTACGTTTCCTGAAGAAATATAACAAGACGGTAGAAGGGGATTGGACTGTCAACCATCTACCAGCTATTCATAATTTGGAATTAGCTATTAACGAATTACCGGCTGGGCACTTCCTTACAAATGATTATCTCAATTTAATAACCAACACAACATACAAGGGAGGCACGCACGGTGGTTATGCTTGGTATGATGTCCGTGACAGTCGGATAAATTTCAGTGCCGATTGTATTGACAGGGGTTCAGTATTTGGAATGTTAGCCAATCCTACTGAATTCAAATCAACATTGTACCATGAGGTTGGGCATGCTGTATCAAAGAAGCTTGGTAGAAGTGATTTTTACGACTATAAAAAGTTTGTGGTGGACTGTGGGTGGACTTATGAAAGTAAGGAATTACAAGCCGGAATGACGGCTACAGGAACCGAAAAGGACATTACCAGAACAGGAAGTAATTCCCATGTAAAGCTTATATCTGATTATGCAGGAAAAAGTCCTGAGGAAGCGTTTGCTGAATATTATTCGTTCTATGCTACAAATAAGGAAAGAATTGATAAATACCTGATATTAGGTGATAAAGAATTTTTAAAAGGGTCAAGTAAGATTGTATGTGATACAGAAACTTCTGAACGAACCATTTCTACTTTAGGAATGAAAAATCGTATGTATTCTGATGACAATTATATGATGGATACATACAGAGCAGTAAAGGAAAGACTAACATTCGGGGAACCACATGAAAAAATAGAATTGGTATCACCATGGAATACAACCTTGTCTAAGTCTGAAAAGTTAAAAAAGGACGTAGAAAAATTGGGCAGACGCAAGGACTATTCTATTGACTCAATGCCTCCGGTTGTAAGTTATATGGACGGTGCAAAGAATGTTGTGATTGACGGTGCCACGAGGGTGGAAGTCTCCCGTATGAATAAGAAACTTGTCCCTTCTATAACGATAACAAAAGAGTTCTATCATAAGCTGAAGGACCATGGGATGAATGAACATGAAATTGCTGATTGTGTTTATACCCACAACAGGCATGAAAGAGTTCTAAGAGAGATATCTCCTAAGGTCACAATACACGGATTGATTCACAGAGATAACTTGATTCCTGTAAGTATTATAGCTCAGAATACTGATGGACTCAGGTCAATGCAGAAGATATACAGATCAAAGGAATTACAGAAGGCAATGTTAGAATTGTTTGGTAATACGGTTGACTATGATATTGAAAAGGCATGGAAGAAATCAGCCGTAGGAACAGTTGTAACTCATAAGGACGGAACAAAGTACAAGAAGGTAAGTGAGACAGGCGACGCAAAACAGGATTGGCAACTCGTGAAAAAAGACAAGGGCACAAGCACAGAAGAGGCTAAGAAGGTATTCAGTCCTAAGGAATTGACTGATTATGCTAAGCAAGCGTCTGAAACAAACCTTCAGTCGATAATAAAGAATTCAGGTGATGCTAAGCTACGTGAGGCTGCACATAATGAATTAGAGCGTAGACAGAACGAGGAGCATCCGCAGGAGAAGGATGACAAGGGTAAGGAGAAACCGGCAGAGAAGAAACAGCCGGAAAAGAAAGATGAAAAGAAGACGGAAGCTAAGAAGCCTGTAGAAAAGAAAGAACCTTGGATGAATGAGTTAGATTTTCCTAAAACTAAAAGAAAAGTAGATATTTTAAATGATATCGATAAATTTAAGGAAGATGAACAGATCAAGAAACTTATTAGATCTTTTGATAATGCAGATTATTTAAAAGGATTTTGTGATACCATTTCTCAGAAATTTGCAGAGAAATTAGTAAATGAAGGGGTTGACTCAAATGACATACAATTAATTGAGGGGATTGGGTTGAAAAATGGATTAGGTGACAATCCGGCAAAATTATTGATGGATACAAATACAAAATTTATTTCCCATGTTGTGGTAAAGATTGGTGATAAGATAATAGATTTAACAGGTAAACAATTTGGAGATAAATATTCAGGGAATGTAATACCATATTCTGAATTTAAAAGTAATTGGGGTAAAGTTAAAGATTTTAAATGGGAGCATTCATCTGTTAAAAAAATAAGAGAAGCTATTGAATTAGGGAAATATGAAAAAGCAATTTCAGAAGGTAAAATGACTGCTTCAGATGCTAAAAAAATAATAGAATCAGCCGGATTAGAAGTACCTAAAGAAATTGTAGACAATGAAGAAGTAAAGAAATCTGAAGAAACTGATATTAATAAAATTAAAAAGGGATACGAAAAATGGCTATAGTAAGTGATAAGGTAATAGACAAGCTCCAGTACAGGATACAGCAGGAGGAGTTGAGCAGTAGGATCTACAGAGCAATGAGCATATGGCTGGATTTGAACGGATATACAGGGGCAGCAAAACTGTGGAAGAGTTATTCGGACGAGGAACTTACTCATGCAGAATGGGCATACAAACAACTGTTAGACCTGAACATTCTACCTATTGTGAGCACATTAGATAAGCCTCAGGCAACGTTCAAAGGATTACCTCAGATTGTAGCAATGAGCTATAAGCATGAAGTCGATATCACTGAACAAGTAGAAGAGTTCGCAAAAGTATGTTTATTAAACAGTGATTTCAAAAATCTGGCGTTAGCTCAAAAGTATTGTGATGAGCAGGTTGGAGAGCTTGCAAAAACACAAGCGTGGATAGACAAATTGGAGACATTCGGAGAGGACAAGATAGCACTCAGAATGTTGGATCAAGAAATGGGTGAGATTTAATCGAGATTAAGATATATAAATAAATCATGAAACAGTTAAAACCAGATTTCAATTTCTTTGTCCCTATTGAATTCGAAAAGGCGCAGAATAAAAAGGGAGAGAAAATAATGAAGATTAAGGGGATAGCCTCTACTCCAGAACAAGACAGTGAAGGGGAGATATTGGAACCTATGGGATTTGATCTTAGTAGATTCTTATCAATAGGTTACCTTAATTGGAACCATCAATCAAAAAATTCAGCAGATAAGATAATTGGGGAGCCTACTGTTGCTAAGATAACTCCTGAGGGTAATTTATATGTAGAAGGTATTTTGTATAATGACCATCCTCTTGCAGAATCTGTCTATCATATGGCAGAAGTACTTAAGAAGAATAATTCCACAAGGAGACTTGGATTTTCCATCGAGGGTAGAGCTACTGAAAGAGACATTGCTAACCCTAAACGAATAACGAGAGCTCTTCTTACTGGATTAGCTGTTACCCCAACTCCCGTAAACTGCTCGACGTATCTTGATTTAGTAAAGGGTATTCAAAGTGATGACTATATAAACTATGAATATGACAAAGAATCAGTATTAGAGAAGGCAGAGACATCTTCTATCTACCTTTATGAATTCACCAACAACGGTAAAAGGATGGGAATTACGAAGGGATTTGACGTAGTTGATATCGAAAAGGAAGAGGAAGCACCTTCAAATGAACAGATGGTAGCAAAGGCTATGAAGGATTTCACAGCCGGTAAACTTAAAGATGCCAATGGATTAATCGTTACCGATAAGGAGCAAGCCATGGCAATAGCTTTAGGCAGTGTAGAAAAATGTATGGACATTGCTGCAACCAAACCTTTGGTTCCTGAATCACTTGATAAGAAGCCTAAGAATTTGGAGCCTGTTATTAAGAAAGCAATAATTAGTGGTCTTCTATCTTTAGACCAAATCAATGATATTTGTAAGGGAGGGGAAGGAAGTCATGGTGGGCAAGTTATTGGTCATACTCGTTCAGGTAAACCAATTTATGCTAATGCTAATCATCCGGAACATTCAGGATTTACAAAGAATGACCATCAAGACGCTATTCATGCTCATGATAAACTTGATAGATCGAATTATAATGACCCAAAAGAAAGTGGGCAACATAGGCGTCAAATTATGTCCCATAAATCTATGATGAAAAAATAGTGCAAAATATTTTATTATTCAATAAATCTTTATTAATTTTACACTTTGTAAAGATCAGATACCGTAACCAGCAATTAAAAACTTGCAATACTGCTTTGAAGAATATGAACTATGTGATATATGAGTAATCTATTAAATAAGGACGAGCTCATCAAATCTCTTCAAGACCTCGATTTCGAACAATCCGCTATTGACAGTATAATTGCAAAAGGGGAAAAGGGAGGAAATTTCGAACCAGACGAAAAAGGGGAAAAGAAAGAGGAAACGGAAACGATTGATGAGGCAAAAGCCGAAAAGAAAAAAGATGACGAAGGTGAGGAAGCCGAAGATATGAAGAAAGCATTTAATGAAATCATGTCTGCTAAAACTGCCTTGGACAAATCAATGGAAGATTTCCTGAATAAGTTCGGAAATGCACCTGGAATCAAAACTCCGGATACAGACCTGTCAAATGGTGCTGGTGTAGAAAAGAAAGAAATCCAAAAATCTATTACTGATGAATTTGAAAAATCATTTGGTGATAAATTGGACGTATTTGCTAAGGGATTTGAAAGCCAATCAAAAATTAATGAAGAGCTTGTAAAATCACTCCGGAACATTACTGAAACGGTAAATGCTATTGCTGACGCTCCAAGTCCAATGAAAAGCATTATCGGTAATTACAGAAACAACCTTTTGGAAAAAGGTGAAAAGACCGACGAGAACGGTAAGAAAATAATTTCATTAGGTAATAAAGAAGTTGTCGAAGCTTGTATTGAAAAGGCAATAAAAGTTACTGAGAATGAAGAAGACAAAACTGAATTAAGAGCCACGCTAAGTGACTTTTCTATAGCTAACAAGGTTCGTCCCGTTGGTTTTAATATCGTAAAGAAGGCATTGGATATTGATTTTGGAAAATAAAAAGAAGGAACTATGAATGATAATCTACTGAGTGCCCTTTATGATATGAACAACGAGAACGGGACTCCAAGTGAAATTTTGAAAGCGATGATCGCTGGTGACCAGACAGGTCGTGATCTCAACAACCAGTTGACAGGTGCACAGGCACTGAAACCTGAATCACTTGATTCAGTACTGAAACAGTTGGAATTCACCATGAAGCAGATTGTGCTTATGGGAAAAGTCCCGAAACGTTCAGTGTATAATACAGTCCATGAATACCTGCAGTTGGTTAAATACGGACAGAACATTGGTATCTTCATGGCAGAAGGTGACCGTCCGGAAAATACCGACAGCCAGTACCGTAGAAAATCAGTTCTTACCAAATATATGGGTGTTGGGGGTAAATTAACCCATCAGGCTATGTTAGTTAAGAATGCCGATGGTAAAGATCCTTATACTCGCGAAGTTGAGAACAAACTTATGCTCTTAGCTAAGTTGATGGACATGAAAATGTGGGAAGGTGATTCTAATACCAACGGTACAGATTTCGACGGTTTTGCTCGTCAGCACCTATTAGGTATTAATGAAATCAATGGTCCTACCAACGGATTAACATCTGAACAGTTACTGGATGGTTATTTCGCTGATGCAGCTATCGTTAATGCAAACGGTAAAGCATTGACTGAAACCATGGCACAGGAAGTTGCTCATACGATTGTTAATGATCGTTTCGGAGAAGTTACCAGTCTTATTACGAATCCTTCTGTATTGAAAGATTTCAATGCTCGTTTCTACGAAAAACAGCGTATTCTTTTGGGGACTGCTGCTATAGACGGTATGACTGCCGGACAGAAAACCAATGCACTGAAATTGCAGTTTGGTGATGTTCCTATGGAAAGTGACGTATTCTTTGATCGTAGGGAAGCAATTGCTTACAACAGAGCAGCCACTTCTTCTAAGGCTCCTGCCGTACCAACTACTCCTACTATTGCCGCAGTTTCTGCCGATACTAAGAATAAGTTTGGTTCAGTACACGCTGGTGGATATTTCTATGTAGTTACAGCCAAGAACCAATACGGTGAATCCGCTCCGTTAGCTATCAATACCTCAATTCAAGCAGTTGCTGCCACTGAATCTTTGGATATTACTTTTGTAGCTGGTGCAGGGAATTATGCTGCTACTGGATATGTTGTTTACCGCACAACCAAAACTCCGGCAGACAGGACTACTGCAAAGTATTTCCCTATCTTCGAAGTTTCAACTGCTGATTTAGCAGCTGGTTATGACGGTGCTGATGCAACAAAAGTTCGCGACCGGAACAGGTTTATTGCTGGTACTCATTCCGCAATTATGCTTGATCCTACCGATCAGATGTGGGAATACATCCAGTTGATGCCTACAAGCAAAATTGAATTTGCTTTGACTACCTTGGCAAAAGAGTTCGCAGTCGTAAACTACGGATCTCCAGTGCTTTACATGCCTGGAAAAATCGGGCGTGTCGTCAACTTAGGTTCTGACATCACTGCATAAGCAGTTCTGAAATAAATTATTTGAATAGGGAGGACTTAATAACTCCTCCTATTTTT